TTTATCTTTTCCTTCATCTTCAACTAACTTCTTATCCAATTGATCCATTATTTTTGCAAATTCCTTAGAATCTTCTGCTGTAGCTCTTCCTATAGCAGAAGCATATAATCTTCTAATTTCTGGAGATTCCCAAGCCTTATATATCATTCTTGGAAGTTGTCCAACTGTGTTTTCTGCAAACAATAATCCTGATCTAGACCATGGAGAATGAGGGAAATTCTGTTTAATCCA